CGGCGGAGGCGGATGTGGTGGATGCGGCGGCGGCGGCGGCGGAGGCGGATGTGGTGGATGCGGCGGCGGCGGCGGATGTGGTGGAGCGACGCTGGCAGCTAAAGACCCTCATACAAATCTTGGAGGCTAGATGATTGAGAGTGGTCTGGTCACGATGGGAGTGGTGGGGTGAAAAGCCTACCAAACCCGACGGAAAATTCTTGGAGGACAAGTGATGGACAAGAAAACGTGGAAGGATATCGCTGGCTGGGCTTGTAATTGCCCGAGTGATAGAACAGATGACCTACCCCCTTGTGGTCGGGTGGAGATACACGACAGGCCAGATGGCAGGTACTGCGATTGTGGTCATGATGAGAACTGTTGGTCGTGGTCGCGGTCGTAGAAAAGACGGAGGACAAGTGATGGCTATATGCGGAGAGTGTGAGCACAAAAACAAATGTTCTCTTTATCTGTACATGCAAGCGGGACAAGGAACACAAGAGTGCCCCGCCCGCACCCGGGAGAGGGAACTACTGAAGACAAAACAGAACAACGCAAGCCCGACATCACAGGTATGTATTGATAGATGTGAGGTTGATATACATGCCGACTGCCAACCCCCCAAGAAAGATCCTCATCCACCAAGTGATCCACTCAAGAAACTTTCACCAGAGGAGCTTGCCGAAGTCGAGCCCCCGTCCGACGATACAATCAGAGCGGCATTAGACAAGGGGGAGCAAGAAGCGTTCGGACCCAAACCCAAAGACTCCTGTGATAAACTGAAGCAGCACAAGGAGTGCTGTAAGTGTAAGGGTCGTTGGGTGGCAATCTATGAGCACCTAGGAGGGGAGCGCGTAGCCTTTACTCACATCGACGCCACCCATGCACAGATAGACCTCATCGGCGCAGCCCCCCAACTACTCCAAGCCCTGGAAGCGGCGGAGTGGGGAGGGAGAACAAACGACGATGAGGCGTGCCCTGTTTGCGGGAACGAGTCTCGCATCGGCCACACCCAAGACTGTATACTCAACAACGCTCTCAAGTTAGCTCATGGAGAGAAACCATGATCCGACTGCTTTTGATTCTGGTGTTGGCTGAGCCGATGATTGTGAAGCATGGGATCTACGGCGCGTTTCCGCTGCCAAACAACTACGGACCTTCCGTTGAAGTGCCCGTCGTCGTCTGCTATCGCCCCCGCTCGATCTGTATGGGTTCGGGGCCGCACAATTGCTGGACAGGTTGTTGCAACGCATCCCAAGCTGCGCGATTCGCTCTCAACATATACGGTATGGGTGAACTCCCAGATCCTGACGCAGAAATCTTTGGAGAGAAACCATGAAAGAAGAGAAGAAGACGTGCTGGACGTGTAGTTGGGGTTATCAAGCGGAGGTTGACATGGACAACGTCGGACAAGATGGCGAGGATACTAGCAAGCGGATCACCTGCCCGGAGTGCAAGGGCGAGAAGGAGATTACAGTTGGCAGGTCGTATGAACCACACTATACCACAGAGAGCGGCTACGAATTGGTCACGGTGGATTGCCATACCTGCAAGGGCGTCGGCCAGGTCTGCGTCTGCCCCGCGTGCGACGGCTCCAGAGAGCGCGAGGGACGGCCCTGCCTGGCCTGCGACGCCAAGGGCCACGTACCGGTGGACGAATGGGACAGGGCGGTCGACAAGGGCCACAGCAGGCTGATGGAGGAGCACCGCTCTTGACAGATTGATTCTTCGTGTTGTACGGTGAAACTGAAACGCGCTGGTCGCGTCTCGGTTCAGGGGCAGGTCCCCAGGATGGGTGTTGATCACCGATGCCGAAGAAAAAGAATGCCAAGAGAAAACCCGCCAAGAAGAAACCGATCAAGAAAAAGAAACGCGGACCAGGCCAGCCGACCAAGTACAACGAGGAACGCGTCGCGATTATCCTCGCCGCCCTGCAGGCAGGCAATTTCAAATGCGTTGCTGCGCAGATGGCGGGCATCCACGTTGACACGCTCAACGAATGGGAACACCGACACCCGGAGTTTTCCGAAGCAGTAAAAAGGGCCGATGCCGAAGCGGAGGCGTATCACGTTGAGAGAATCAGTAAAGGAGAGAGGGGTTGGCAATCATCGGCGTGGTGGCTCGAACGCAAACACCGGAACCGCTGGGGAGCCGAGGCGCAACCGAAGGACCAGTCGGCGGATGACTGGAAGCGCTTGGTTATTGGCGGTGGTGGTGAGCGCATTGTTCTTGAGCCCGGCGCAACCCTTATCGGAACCACCTGGACAGCGACACATGGGAAAGTGGATTCTACGGAATCCTGAGAACCCAACCGAACCACTGGCGATGCGGGAGAATCAGTGGCCGGTCGCGTATTCGGATTCTTTTGCCACGTTTGCAGCTGGCGGATGGGGGAGCCGTAAGACGTGGAGCGGATTGGGATTCATCGACGAGAGTTCGTGGATCAATCCCGGATGCGATGGTCTGATAGGTGCACCGACCTACAAGCTCCTCCGCGAGCTCATCAACAACAAGGTCAAGCCCGCCATGCAGGACGCGATCATCGGAGAGAGTAAGCAGGACGAGGTCATCTATTTGACGGGTGGTCGACGGATTATCTATTTTACGTTTCACAATCCCGAGCGACTGGAGATGTACACTGCGGCCTGGGCGTACCTGGACGAGATCGCACTTGCGAATCAATCCATCTTCACCCGGACCGTTGCGCGGCTGAGGGACTCCCGGGCCACCAGGCTACGGCTGCTCGTCTCGGGCGTACCCCACTGGACACCCTGGCTGAGAGACGAGTTCGAGGGTAGAGACGACGGCAAGCGGCGCATCCTCCGGCTGAGGACTGACGACAACACCGACCTGCACCCGGACGCGGCGCAGAATCTTCGAGAATCAACGTCGGCTCGGATGGCCCCCTGTCACCTAGAGGGTCAGTGGGTCCCGCCCGGCGGATCGGTCTATCCCGAGGTGGACGAGAAGAGACACGCGATCCCGTGGGTGTTCAGTGGGTCCCTTTCTTCGTGCGTTGCTCTTGACTGGAGTCCGAGGACGCCGCATGCACTTTTCTATCAGCTCCTCCCCGAGGGGTTTGAGATCAAGAAAGGCATTCGGCTCAAGAAGAGAAATCCTGCGTGGCAATACGCTGGTGTGGTCTTCCACCGAGAGTATTTCCCCAACGGCATAGAACAGGCGATTACCACCGAGGCCCTGTGTCGGGGCGTCAAGGACCAGGGATACCCGATCACTATTGCACTCGGCGACCCGGCGGGCATGGCAACGGAAGCGACGAGTGGACTAGATCAAATCTTTATCGCCAAGAAGGTCCTCCAGGTCCCGAAGATCGTCTACACCACGAACCCACGGCTCCGCAACATCCAGAACGGGATCGAACACGTTCACGCCCTGCTTGATCCCATTGACGGACCACCGGCGATGTACTTCTCAACCGACCTGTTGAAGGAGCAGAGATCACGTGGATGCTGGAACGCGTTGCATTCCTATTCATACCCGGACGTGAAGGAGGGGAAGGGGGTTGACAGCAACCCGGTGAAGGATGGGATTTCGGACCACGCATGTGATCTAATCCGGTATGTCGCGGTCAATCACTTTCCGATTCTTCGATTGCAAACTAGAGTGAGGCAGTATGCGTAGTGAAACAGAGGTGTTTGGACAAGGCGGCTGGAATAAAAGAAGGCTCGATTGAAATGAGGCGATTCCGAGAGGTATATTGCCGCTTCAGGTGCGCTATTGGATAAGCAGAGAGGTTTGAGAATGATGCGCAGGGGATGGTTATTCAATGGTGTTTGCTGGTGGTGTGATGAATACGGATCTGTTTCCTTTGGGCCTTACTCGGATTGGGATGGAAACGAGATTGAGGGAACCGCCGGTAAGTGGTGGGGGTGGCCCAAGTCCGCGAGCGATTGCCAAGCAGATCGGGATGTTGGCCTATGGCCCATGGGTCCGTATAAAACGGCAGAACAGGCCATGATCGCATTAGAAGAGTTCGACAAGGAGGGATTGGAGATTGATCGATGAGCGTATTCACCGACCTGAAAGATAAACTCGGGGAGTTTTTCAACGTCCTGATGCGCGACCAGCGCAAGGCGAACCTCCAGGAGCTCCTGACGGCGTCCGCCAACTGGCAACCGTCCGGCGAGTTCTTCACGTACAAGAACGAAATGCAGGCCCGGCAGGATTACTACCTCGGCTCGATGCAGTCGGACATGAGGGAGGTCCTCAAGCGCCACTTCCCACAGACCTACACGGAGGTCGAGAGAGATCAGGTCAACCTCCCGCTGGTGAAGAAGGAGATCTCCGACAAGGCGCAGGTGTTCGTTGATTCCGGCGACGTGGTCCTCGTGAACGATTCAGGGGAAATTCAGAAGATCGAATCCTTCGAGGAGATGAAACGCAAGAGCAACATCTGGTCCGCTCTCAAGGATGCCGACGCCTACACGCAGCTCCAACACCGGTCGATGTTCAAACCCTGGTGGGATTCCCGAGCTGGACACGCTCGGTGTTCCGTCTGGCCGGCGCAGCTTGTGGACATCGTACCCGATCCCTTCCGATGGTGGGATGTAGATTCGGCATGGGCTGTTCTGTTCACCTTGCCCGGGATCTCCGGCATCAACTCTTCATCGTATCGGTATGAGGTGTGGGGATACAGAGACCAGGATGCGGTTGACGCTGGTATGGATAACACGGTGTATTTCACCACTGACGGAAACAACGACTATCGGATCAACGATGAAGACGTAAATCCGTTCACCGACCCGAGGACCGGCGGGTCGCTCTACCCGTTCGTGTGGTGGCAAGACGATACAATCACGTCCCTGTACGTGATCGGTGATGAGGATCTGCTCACAGTCAACCGGCAGGTCAACTCGATCCTGACCGACGCCAACTACACGATCCGCTTCAACTCGATCCCGGCCTGGGTGCATACGATGGCCGAGGGCGGGAGCGAGCTCGGGGTGAAGACGATATCTCCCGGCTGCGTGATCGATATACCGGCGGGGGCAGGTCTTGACCCGAAGACACCGACCCTCAACATCACGGAGATCTGGAACTACACGAAGGAGTTGATGGAGATCCGGGCCCTGTTCGGCGGGTTGTCGCCCTCGGCCGTGAGAGCCGATTCATCGGCGCCGGAATCCGGATACGCGCTGAAGATCCGCAACAAACCAATTCGCGAGCATCGGCAGAACTTGGTGGAGATCTATCGCCCCTATGTGGAGGAGAGTGTCTACCGGCTCTGCGTGGTGCACAACACCTACGCTGACGACAAGATCCCCATCGAGGGCCTGCGCGTGAAGTGGGAGCCGGGAGAGATTGACGAGATCGAGGACCCGATGGCCGTGGGTAACCAGTACGCGGCGGAGATCGAGGCGAACGTCTCGACGGCGGCTGACTGGAGAGCAGCGCGGTACGACGAGACGAGGGAGGAGGCGAGAAAAGCTGTAGAGAAGAATGCGGAGGAGAACCGCGAGCAAAAGAGCAAGGGTAAACAAGAATTGCCGACAGGGTATGCCGACGCATTCGCTCAGCGCATGGGCCTGAAGAAACCGGAGGAAGAAGGGACCGATGAAGAGTGATCTGGTTTATCCTGGGGGTTCTGCTGGGTCACTTTCTGACCGTGGCCTACATGGTGTGGTTGTTGAAGATTGAGAGGGGATTCTAGTTGCCCGTTGAAGCCGTAGAAGCCCGCGTCGAAAGAGCACTCACCCAGGCATTCCTGAATCTGGAAAAGTACCTGCGTGATTTGCTCAAGAAGATACACAAGAAAGAAGGCGTGCTCGTCTCCGACTCCTTCAATATCACCCGGCTGGACAACACGCTGCGTTCCCTCCGGGTGGAGATGGATGCTCTTGGTTACCGGGAGGTGATCCTGCAACAGCTCGCCGGCCTGGAGCAGCTCCACTACGAGATCTTGGACAAGGCCAAGAAAATGAAACTGCCAGCGGAGTTCAGCCGGGAATCGCAGCAGGCGATCACCATGTTGCTGAGCGGGGCCGAGGCCGAGTTGATGGCTGTGGCAGACCAGGCGGCAGAAGAGATCTCTCAACTGCTCAGGCGTGCTATACTGGGAGGAGGAGATGTTGCGGATTTGCTGACGTCGATCTCGGAAAAACTCGGAACTAAGAGACACCAGGCCATGACGTTGATCGTGACCTCGTTGCAGGCGTTCAACCGGACGCTGACCATGCGCCATGCCGAGGAAGCAGGGGTTGAGTGGTTCGTCTACCTGGGTCCGCAGGATAGCATCACGCGGGAGTGGTGTTCTCACTGGGTTGGGCGGCGAGGAACGAAAGAGGATTTCGAGGCCACCGCCTCCAGATGGGGGCATCAGAAACAACCAACACCTGTCATAACATGGGGCGGTGGGTGGAACTGCCGGCATGAGTTCGTGCCCCTCGTCGGGGACGCTGTCAAGAAGTACCCGAAAGGTCCGCGATGACCATCAAGCTGAAGATCGACATGGGCAACGCTTTCAAAAAGATTCCTTGGCCGTCTCGCAAGGAGCGGAGGAAGCTCAACGTCATCATGGCAAACAAGGCGGTTGAGGTGATCAAGACCCGAGTGAACAAGGGGCAATCGTTGGTCGGCGGCGGATTCAAACGCTACTCGGAGGGGTATCGGAAGTATAAACAAGCTGTGGGGCGCTCCCCCGAGAGCCCCGGTGATTGGCTGCGACTCACCGGCAAGATGCTCGCGGCCCTGGGGATACTGGAATACGACGCCGATCATTGGGTAATTGGATTCTCCGGGTCCCGACCGAACACCAGGCCCATGACCCCGGGGGCGCGGAAGCTCCGCCGACGCAAGGGAGCGAAGGCGCGCAAACCGATGACGAAAAACGTGTCGAATGCACTTCTCGCCTGGGCCAACGATAAGCTGCGCCCGTTCGTCGGCTTGTTGGACAAGGAGCAAACCGAGGTTGTTGACCATACCATGAAACACTGGACGGAGAGGATATGATCTACGAGTATCGATGCCCCTGCTGTGATCGAATGACCGAACTCATAACCAACGGGTTCCGGCAGCCCAAGACCGCCAAGTGCGTGCACTGCGGAGCCCGGGCCCGCCGGGTGATCTCCGTGTGTGATTTCCACCTGAAGGGCCTGGGCTGGACGGATGGTTGTGACGGCGGAGTGGGCGAGGCCCCGACCGCGACGAATCACAAGACAGTCAGGAATGAAAGGACGGTGAAATGAGTATCGAGATCCGCAGGGAGAAACCGAAAGAAAAGGGCTGGGTTCCAGTCCCCGGTGAGGGCACGGTGATTGAGATCTGCTGGGTGATGAAGGAGCGGATATGATCAAACTCGGAGAACTGGTAGGTCATCTCACTGTGCATCAAAACGGCAACGTTGTTTGGGGAAAGCATGAAACCAAGGACGCCTGTATTCTTGAGCTGCGAAAGCTACAGACCCCCCACGACGCAGACCGCTACGAGTACCTGACATACTTCTCCGGTCCTCCCCCGATGTGGTGGAAGCCGTTTCACAAATCCTTGGCAGACAGATTTCTGTGGGACGAGTCAAACAGACTCTCCGACAGAACAAAGCCCCTGGTGATCGAGTGTTAGAGAAGATCAAGAAGCTGCTTGACAAGGTGGTGAACACATGTTTCTATGGATCTGTGACGCTGACCTTTCGCGGAGGAAAGTTGGTCAGCGTTGACGTGAACCGGCACCTGAAGCCGGGAGAAATAAATTAGATAGCATCTCGGTTAGCCGAGAAACTCGGACGCCGATCCACGCTGGACGTGGACGGCGTCTTTTTTTGTTTCCGCCGTGCTGTACGGCAAAGACTTGGAGGAACAATGGCAGATCAGGATGTGCAGAACGCACAGGAACCGGAGGATGTCTCCGCAAGCTCCGATTCGTCGGTTGTCGACGATGGAGCGGTAGATCAAGGACGGGGAGAGGACATCAGGACCGAGGCTGCAAACAACGACAAAGAAGAACTGGTCCGGGAGAAAATCAAGCAGCGGAAGCGGGCGCAAGCAGCCGAGAAGAAGATGGCGGAGCTGGAAGCCGAACTGCGGAAAATCCGAGAGAAGGACATGTCGGAGAAAGAACGCGCAGAAGCCAAGGCGAAAGAGCTTGAGATGGAACTCGCGAAAGAGCGACAGGAACGAATGCACCTTACGCGGGTTACCATCGCTCAAGGGCATGGTGTGGAGTCCGACTATACCGACTACATCGCTTCGGAACTCAAGAATGCATCCGAGGCACAGGGTGAGGACTTCGACACCGAGAAATGGTTTGAGGATCTCAAGAAAACCAAGCCCGCGTTTTTCGGCAGCGTCAAGACCTCCGCCCCGGCATCCGGCGAGGGGGGTGCGACAAGCGGAATCGGCAAAAAGGGAACGAAGGATCAGCAGATTGCCGACATGGAGGCGGAGATCACCGCTCTCATGAAAGCTTCCGCAATGGGTGGGCGGCGCAGCCCCCAGGTAGAAAATCAACTGTTCAACCTGCGTCGAAAAATAAACCTGCTCAAGAAGGGGGACGAGAAGTTTTTGCTTGGGCAGAATGCGTTCGTCCAACCGTTGGACGTCGCGAATCCAAATCCAGGAGGGAATGGAGTAACCTAGAATGGCACAGACTAACGTTTTCGCAAACATCGCCAGCTCAAACATGGTGGCAGTCCCTGAGGATATCAGCGACGAGATCGCGCATCTTCAGGGAGGGGAAACTCCCCTGCTGACCAAGGTCGGGCTGAACTCATTGCTCAAGCCGTGTACCAACACGACTCACAAGTACCTGGAGATCATGGAGCGGGCCAAGCGGTCGACCCTGAACGGGGCCGTCAACCAGGCTGCGACCACCGTCGTGATCAGCGATGCGATCTTCGAGGCCGGCGAGCTGGTGGTGGTGGACGAGGAAGTGATCGCGCTGGGAAGCACCAGCGACAATTTGACCTTCACCTCCTGCACCCGGTCGAAGGGAGCCGGGGCCGATCACGCTCTGTCTGATGGAGCGCCGGTGATCGGTCTGGGCGAGCCGGCCGCACAGGGAGCGGCTTCCGGGTCCACCTCGGACCATGTGATCTACCCGGACACCATCACCAACTACACCCACATCTTCAGCAAGGACATCGTGGTCAGCGGAACCGCCAACGCCCTGAATCGGTACGGCAGGGCCGGAACCGAATTCGATTACGTCGCCCAGCGACAGCTCGTGATGCTTAAGAAGGAGATGGAGCACAACTTGCTATGGGGCTACGACGTGGCTCCGTCCGGGACGACCACCGCCGGTCAGGCGAACGGGATCTACGAGCGGATCTCCAGCTACGCAACCGACCTCGGCGACTCGGCTGCGGACATGGGCCACTGCCGAACTGCGGTGCGGAACATCGTGGACTGGGACGGGAGACCTGATACGGCTGTCTGCTCCCTGTACATGAAGGACGTGATCGACTCCTACGGTGTCGCGCACGTCACGCACATCACCGATCCCAGCGATCCGGTCGTGCAGATGTACGGCAACAGCGTGACCCGGTTGTTCGTTGGTGGTCAGCAGCTCGACGTCCTGCCCATGAGCAACGTTTCCGGGCAGATGTTCTTCCTGTCAACTGCCAACATCGGCTGCGGCCCGCTGGTCGGTCGTCAGTTCCAGCTCATCCCCATCGCCAAGGACGGCGACCGGACCAAGGCTTTGGCCTTGGGTGAGTACACGTTCGAGGTTCCTGCTCCGAGGCGGCATTACGTGCTGACCTCCGTGGCCGCGAGCTAAGGGAGGTGGATCATGGCACACATTCCTAGAGGAGCAAGCGGACAGGAAGGCTGGGCGGGCTTCACCGAGGCTACGCCTCTTTCACATCTAATTTTCGACCGGCCGATCAAAACCATTCCCCTCCTGGCGGGCGGACACATGGCGGTTGCATCCCTCGTCTCGATGGGCGCCGGGACGCCGGCCGTCGCGGAAATCAACACGTCCGAGATGGGCGGGTTCACCACCGACGGAAACAACGATTCGGTCGCGATTCTTTGGGTGCTCCCGGTGGACATCGACCTGGCAAAGGACATCGACCTGCGCGGTCTGTGGAGCAACAGCGAATCAGCAGGGACCGGAACCGGGCTCTTGAAGTTCAAGTACAAGAGCTTCACCGCCGGGACCACGGCCGTTGCCGTTCCCGCGACCGCGTGCGACACCGACGCGAGCGCGCAGACCGACCTCGGGGCGAACATCGCTCTGTGGTCCGGCTGGAGCACCATCAGCGGCGGGACGATCAGCACGACTCCGGGTGATGATTACCTCGGGATCAAGGGCTACGTTACGCTCGACACCATCGCGGATATGACGGTGTACGCGTATCAGATCAGGTACTACAGGAAGTATCTGAACTAGGAGACAACCAACGGGAGGGGGACTTCGCGTCCCCCTCCCATAGCTTTATGGAGGATTCATGCCGCCTGAAAAAGGAATGAGGTTCTGGTTACCGTCCACGGTGAACGTTCCCGGATTCCCCCCGTATCGATCTGAAGATCCCTGGGAGGGAGTGAAGAAGACCGGGATGGCAAGCGCTACGTCGAAGGTCACTTTCATGAACTGCCCCGACGAGGGTTCGGCTCCGCTGGTGATTCATGGAGAGAAGTGGATCGACAACGGGGACATCATCCGGCATCTGCTGTTCAAGAGCAAAAACGGATTACTTCGCTTTGATCCTCAGGAAGCCGTTGACAAGGGCTACATCTCATTCGAGGAGATGAGCGAAAAGGGATTCAAGGTCGTCAAGCCTGCGGAGCCGGTGGAGATCAAGCCCGCGAAGAAGCCTTCGAAGAAAAAGAGCGGCATCGACCTGAACACCATGACCAAGGACGAGCTGGTCAAGTTCGCCGGCAAGAAAAAGCTGGTGGTCGATGTAACGCTGAACAAACCCGAGCTGCTGAAGGAAGTCAAAGCAGCCATGAAGGAGCAGGAGAATGAGGAATAAACCTTTTGTCCTGGGCATTGTCCTGGGAATCCTGTGTGTGTTCCTGATCGGCGCGGTGATCGAGGGAGTGGACAGCGTGAGCAACGCCCCGAAAGCGTTTCAGGTGTTCGTTGACGACTCGGCGTTCGGCGTCGCCTCGGATCGCCCGACGCCTTTCGCGGCCCTGCTCGACGATACCTCGTCCGATACCGTGGACGAGGGGGACATCGGTGTTGTCCGCATGTCGTCCAGCCGCGTTCTGAAGGTGGTGACCACTGATGCCGCCGGTACGGTGATCGGAAGTGCAAAGGCCGACGATGACCAGACGGATAACTGCACGGCTTTGACCACATCGTCTCAGCAATACACGCTACCGGACGCGGGGGATGAGTACATCATCTCGGTGACCGGGAACACGGCAAGCGTTCTTTGTGGATCGAATCCCACTGCGACTACCTCGGCCAACGGGCATTTTATCAAGATCCCCGACGGTGCGGCTGTACGGCTGACTCTGGATTCCACGAAGTGCGCGTTCATCGCGGGCACGGCCACCGGGGAGATTTGTTTCGTGCACCTGAACGATTCGCTGTAAGGAGCCGCCATGAAGCGGCTCTTGATCGCTTTGTGCCTCTTGCTGGTTCCCGCCGGGCTTCTGGCCGGAAGCGGGTGGTACTTCGAAAGCGGGTATGTGCGTGGGTATCACATGGATTCGTCCGGCGTGATAGACCCCAACTACCCGGGTACGCCTACCGCGTGCTGGGACTTCGATTCAGCGGTCGGCGGGACGTACACGGACGACTGTGCGGCGACGTACTCGATGACCGTGAACGGGTCGCCGAGCAAAGTGGATGACGCTACCTGGCCGAGTGGGTTGTCCGGCTCCCAGGGCAGCGCGTGGGAGATCGACGGTGCAGCGGATTATCTGTCGAGAGCGGACGACGGCACCTTCGATCCAGGAGGTGATTTCTCGGTTCAGTTCGTCATAACTCCGGAGCTGTCATCTGCATCAATGCCCTTCGGGAAATGGATAGCCGGGACGAATCAACGCGGCTGGGTGATATACTTGGCGGCGAATGGGACTATCTCTCTGTATTTATCCGACAACGGGACCGGCGGTGCTGGACATCAGAGTTATGTTTCTAAGGCTACCGCCTGCTCTGCATACCGTCCAGCATTCATCACCGCCACCTACGATTACATTTCAGACGGCAATTCCGTTGCTACATTGTACGTAGACAATTTGTCTACGGCAACGAATTCGTCAATGGACGGACCCGTGTTTAACTCGTCGGCCGATTTCAGAATCGGTGCCGATGGTGCGGCTGGTAATAAATACAAGGGCGATGTTCATCAGTTCACCTACTACGACGGCATAGTCATCACCGAGGCCCAGCACGACGAGATGTTTGCCCGGTGGCAGGGGCGGTCTTCCACGGCTGGGGATACCGTGAGGGTGACGGTGTCGTCCGCTTCTCCGCCCGCTATTCCCATGGCGTACCCGTCCAGCGGCACGCAGCCATTCCTCGTGGACCAACCGGCGAACAGCGGATATGTCGGTAGCCCGGCGAGCGGAAGCGGGGGGATCTACTCGGCGGGGGCGATCACTAATCTGGTGCAGCGGGCCAGCTTTGAGACGTGGGCCGGGGCGGGGGATGCGACGGGGTGGGTTGAAACAAAAACGAATGGCAATGGGTCGGCTGCAATCACAGAAGAAAACACCATCGTTGCTCATGGGGGATCGTCGGTAAAGATGGTGCTGACGGGGACTACAAGTATCGCTAAAATACACTCCAGTTTCTGTGTTATCGGAGGTGCTGGATCAAGCGATGTGTATTTATCAATTTACGAAAAAAAATCGGGTGGAATCACTGCAACCGATATTATCGTTACCGAATATGATGCAGCGAATTGCACATCATATTTGCAAGACACGACTGTTCTTAGCGCCCAAGATGTTACAACGTCGTGGGCCGAATACGGGGGACTAATGGCATCTGGGTCGTGGCACGCTAGCACATCATCATATAAAATCGTGATTCGTGAGCAGTGTAATGGTGGTTGTACCACATATATAGACGCCGTCCAGGCCCGCGTCGCCTCCACCCCAACCGACGCCTTCTGCGGTTGCGACACCGATGCAAGCTGTGTCTGCAACCTAGTCGATATTACCGACGACAACCCCCCGACCGGGATGACTGGTGGCAGTTGGACGTTTGAGGCCACGGTGAGATCCCCGATTGACGGAGCGGAGGCCACGCCCGTTAGGCAGATCATGTATGTTCCCGCCACGTCTGGGAACAACAACAAGATCTCTTTGTCCTGGGCGTCGGACGTGCTCACCTGTAGCGTCTGGGATTCGAGCGGGACGGAGAAGTCAAGCACGGTCGCGGCCGCCGGAAATGCCGACACCGACTACGCGGTCAAGTGCAGCAAATCCAGCGCGGGGGTGGTCACGGCGTGTTGGGCTGGATCGTGTGATGCTACTCCGGCGACCGGGGCGACGACTGCGGGGATCGGGTCTGAGATGGTGCTGGGTTCTGACGGCTCGACTGGTGGCGACGTGTGGGTAAATGACCCGGTGATTTACAGGAGGGTGAGATGAAGAAGTTACTCGCCGCAACCGCTCTCATCGGTGCCTTGGTGGGAGGGGCGGTGTTGCTCAACGGAGGAGAGGGTGAGTTGCTGACCGCGATCCCCGTCAAGGATGTCAAGGTCAAGATCCTGACCGGAGATTGCCCGTCTGAAAAATCCAAGGACTGCCCCGCCGGTATGATGCAGAGGAAAGACGTTTGCATCTGCTACACGGACAAGAAGACGGTGGACAACGAGGTGAAGCCCGACCTGATCGCGGCCAAGGATCGAATCAGGCTAGTCCTTTGCTGCAACCAGATCGATCCCGAGACGAAGGAGAAACATCACGTCGTCACCCGGTCAAAGGGCACCGGGCCGATCCCCATCGGATGCCAGGTACTCAAGAGCAATCTGGTGGCAGACCTTTCCACGCACAATGTCTGGACGGAGATCGACGATGCGGCCAAGGCTGCTTGCTGCAAGGACTGTCCGGGCAACTGCTGGATCAAACCCGGAGAGCACGGGCAGTGTCCGTATTGTCTGTGTGACGGAAGTTGCGGCAAATATTGCCCGGAGGAAGAGTGATGCCAGTAAAAAAAGTAAGTGGCGGCTGGAGTTTCGGCGGCGGGGTTTTCAAATCGAAGGCTGATGCTGAAAGATCTTACCGCGCATACCTAGCACGAAAAAAGAAGAAGAAGCGCAAGTGATCGGAGGCTGACATGCCCAATGGAGACACCAACCCCAACATCGTGAGTCTCGGCAGAGTTTTTACCGAGATCAGAGATCTGCGCAAAGAGAACAAGATCGAGCACAAGACGATCTCTCAGACGCTGAGCAAGCACAGCATTCAACTGGCGTGTCTCGAAACCAAGTGGGCAACCTTCTGGAGGGTCACTAAGTACGCCGCCCCGATTGTCGGTGCGGCCATCGGCGCCGGAATCGCCTTGAGGTCCCTGCTATGAGTTACGCGACGAGAGGTTTGCAGCAAGTTGTGATGTACGGGGGAAGCTCCGAGCGGCTCACGTACACGGTGACAGACGACTACGGTAGGCAGCAAGAGCCGGACGCCGCACCGAAGATCACGATTTACGACACGAGCGGCGATGCTCTGGTATCTGCAACCAATATGTCCGCCAACAGCTCCACAACCGAGGGCTTCCTGGCCTACGACGCGCAGACGGCGGAATTTACCGTGGGGCAGACCCTTACCGGGGGAACATCGGGAGCTACGGCCCTGATAGTCGGGCAGGTGAAATCCGGGGCTACCGGGGTCTTGCAGCTCGCGGACATCAACGGGACCTTCCAGGACGACGAGACAATCACCGACGGCTTGAACGGAAGCGCGACGGCAAACGGAACACTGTACCAATCCGAGTATTACTACGACCTGGACGCGAGTTCCTCAACGAACTACAGCGTTGCCAAGAACTACCCGGCGAAAGTAACCTACGATCTCTCGTCCCGAGGATACACGCGATGGCTATACTTTGACGTTGCTTTCTCTCCGGCCACGGCACCGTGGGTCACTCACTCGGACGTGATTCGTGAGTATCCCTACCTGATAGGGGCTGCGCCGGAGGAGTGGGGAGACTGGACACCGGCGATCACCAAGGCCCACCGAAAGCTGGTGAACAAGATCCATTCACTGGGAGATCAAGCAGCGTTCTACATCAAGCGCGATCAGGAGATGTGGGGGATCGAGATGGCGTTTACCCGGCAGGTGATCGCCGAGGCGATGGGGGAGGACCAGGAGAAGATCGATTACTGGGCGAGCGAGGCCACGGAGGCCTGGGCGGCGCGAGGTGAGTTCACCTATGACCGCGACGACGACCAGGAGATCGACGAGGACGTAAGGGTTTTGAGTTCGAGGTTTACGAGATGAGGTTTACGAGATAATGGCGACCACTCTTGAAGCGATCCGCACCGCGTTGGAAAACACAATCAAGGGGATTTCTCTCACCAACTCGATGCCGGGCCAGAGATCGTTTGCCAAGATCCCGCCGAAATACAACTGGGACGATACACCGGACAAACACAAAGATCGCGGCTTCCGGGTAGGATTCATCAAGGAGGGCCCGGCAACGGTTTTCGGCAGAACGAATTCAACCCACTATGCTGGAACCGTGTCGATCATGCTGCGACACAAGAGACTACCGAACGAGGAAAGGTGCATCGACCGCATGAACACGGACCTGGGCCAGCTCCGGGAGGAGTTGGAAGACAAGGCCAACTTTCCGAGCGGGGTTAGCCTCGTCCGGTTGAATAACTGGGAAATATCCGAGGACGATGATTATTGGGAGACGGAGTTTGAATTTCGCATGGTCTACGAGAGGGCGCTGCCCTAGGAGGTTTTTGAAATGACTACTCGTTACATACCAACCGACATCGTCGGGCTGAAATACGCCGAACAAGTTTCGTGGTCGGCGGGAGATCCGGGCTCCGGCTATACCAATCTGCCCGCCCGGAACATCAAGTTCGAGCCGACCGCCAACATGGTGAACGCCGAATATCTGAAGCCCGAGGCGTGCCGTGGACCGGACGAGTCGATCTTCGCCGGAAAGGGAGGCGTCCTGACATTCGAAATTCCGCTGCGCGGCGGCGCCGGTTCAGAATCGGAGTTGTCAATCCTGATCAGCAACTGCGGATTGTCCCGGAACGCACGGGCCGGTGGAAGCGGAAAGATCAAGGGCACTCCGACCACCACAACCATTGATGCGCTGACATCGGACATCGGGTCTTACGTGGTAGGTGACGCGATATGCGTCGGAGGATCTTCGACGGACACCCAGGTACGCTTCGTACTCAGGGTACAGGACGATACGCCGTCGGCGGGAGACACCAGGCTGACGGTGTCGCCCAATTTCAGCGACACGCCGACCAGTGGAGACTCCTATTACAACATTGACAGCTTCACCCCGACCGTTGGAGAGCCGGAGAAATATATGACCTGGCATCTGTACCAGGGACAGGGGGCGACCGACCGGCTGAAGTGGGTGCTTGAAGGTTGCGCCGGGACGTTCAAGATCCTTTCATCGAATGCTGATTCGCTGCCGTTCGTCGAATTCACTTACCAGGTGGATACATGGACGGCATCGGAATCCAGTACGACCACGACCAGCGATTCTTTCAACCCCGGTCACCCGCTGCTGAGCGATCCGTTCTACGTGGGAAACACGGCGACCTATATCGAGAGCGTGGCTTTCGATCCCGGGATCAAGCTCAGTCCGATCACCGCAACATCCGGCACGCAAGGGAGGCAGGGATGGCTCTATCACGGAGTGGAGCCGAAGATCGAGTTCTCCGCCTATCACGATATTGACTTCATCAATACGATCTGGACCGCCGACCTCACGGCTGGATACACATTCCAGTCCGTGAAGGACACAGATGAGTTCTGGGGCATCTGGATTCCGGCCGGCCAGATCGTCAAGCCGAACTTCACTGCGCTGGGAAACGAACATCTGGGAGTCAGCCCGGACATACTCGCGGTAGACCCGGGCTACAACGCGGACAGCACGAATTACCCGTTGTTCTGCATCGCGGTAAGTGGTTCAGGATCCTAAAATAGGAAAGGAGGGGTAATGCTGATCCCTGATCTCGCGGCAACTAAGGAAATAAACTTGGTGCGTCTATACTTCGAGCGCACGGTAGACAACGCCCGATACGGACTGGAGCAAGCGGGGAGCGAGGAGGAAAAAAAAGAAGCCACAGAAACTCTAACGGCCGCGCAAAAAGCGCTGGACGAATTCCAGCCGAGCGACGACGACCCGACGATCACCATCGGATCGATCCCGCCCCCGAAACTCACCGAGCTACGCAACTGCGGATTCGTTAGTCTGAGAGACGAAAAAGACGCGGAGGCTGACAAAGTTTCGGCCGAGTTTCTGAACCGCACTGCTGAGATATCTCGGCAGTACATCCGTTGGGGAGTGCGGGGACACGCGAACCTTTCCGGCGTGAAGTTTGAAACGGAGAAGGACCGGATCGGATCGAAAGAGTACGAAGTCGCTTCGGTCGAGACGGTTTACATCTATGAGGGAATGAGCAACGGGCTTTATTTCAACTGGATCGCCAACGAGGTGATCAAGTTCAACACGTTGGACGAATCAAAAAAAAAGCAATCATCGCAGCCTGCTGGCACAAGCCCGCAGACTTCAACTGCGAACTCTGCCGACAAAAACCCAAGCTCAAAAGGATTAAAGGATGCGACGGTCCCGGGGAAATAACATACACATATCCACCGATGGAAGTGGAGTGGGGTGGGGAACGGATTGTTACGAAGATATGCCCAGCGAAGTCTTCCACGCCCGAGATAGTGGACCTATTCAGGCAACACCGCTTTGCGGGTGGGAACTTGACATTGACGGAGCAGAGCCGACTGACCGCTCCCTTTCTGGAAGCGTGGGATCTCATCACAACCCACCTGGACGCGGCACAGGCTGAGAGGATAAAGAAGAGTGGCAAGTCGTGAGATAAAAGTTTACGGGGTATGGGAAGGCGGGAAGCTGGAACGCGGCTTCACCCAGACCGCCAAGAATGTTGAGTCCGCGTCTCAGCAGATGGCGGAGAAGACCGGAACTTTTGTGAGTGAAGGCATGGGTCGGTCGATGTCGCAATTCAACGAGAAGACCGAGAAGGCCCGGCAGTTGATGACTGCGTTTGGGGGAACGCTAGGCGAGGTTGCCGGACAAGCTACGTACTACGCCGGGACATTGAGTTATGTTGCCGGCCGATTCAAGAAAATGGAACTCGGCATCATGGGGGCCATCGGTGCCATCACAACTCTCGGGGTGTCGTTCTATAAACTGGCTACCGAGCAAATCTCTGCGGTCTTGGGAAACATTGGAGAGCTAACGAAGGAAATTGACAGCCTGACTGCTTCAGTTGAAAAGATGTACGAATCACAACTGAATGCATTTCTTGGCTTGGATAAGTGGGAAGTCAAGCGCCTAGAGCTTCGCAGCAAAGAGCGGGCCCTGATGCTGGAAATCAGAGATCTGCAAGCCGAGATGGCCGCCTTTTCGGCAAAGACCGGATTCGAGCGCGGCTTAGCCCTAATCGCCGGTACTGCTGGAGACATGACCGGGAAACTCAACAAGGCGCGCGAAGCATTGATGAAGATCCGCAATGCGCTTAGACAACTTGGTTCCGGTAAATCAATGGAAGCTGACGCAAACGACGATCGTGGTGGCGGTGGCGGTGGCGGTGGTGTTCTTGAACCCACCGGCGGTGGATTCGGTGGCTTTGGCTTTGACATGATGGGATTCGGGGGGACTCTCGACTGGCTGATGGAGGCCACTGGCGGAGAAGCCGGCGGACGCCGATTGTCTAAAATGGCTCTTGATGCGGAATCTGCATACTACGATGCATCTTGGAAGCTCAAAGAAGAGAACATGATGCGTACCGACAGGATCATGCAAAACGAAGTCCGCATGATCGAAGCCCGCGAGCGAGAGAAACACAAGATCAAAATGCAGTACGCTGAAATGGCGGCCGGGGCCACGGCCGAATTGTTCGAGGTCATGTTGTCGTCATCGAAGGGCGCTTTCTGGGCGGAGCTGAACGCATGGCTGGAATCCAAGGCGATCCAGGCAGCGGCACAAGCTCTGTACGAAACTGCAATGGCGATTGCAACTTCGTTCTGGAATCCGGCCGAGTCCGCTTCTCACTGGACCGCTGCCGGGATGTTCGCATCCTTCGCCGCTTTATACGGTGCTGGTGCCGGTATTACATCCGGGGCCACCGGTGGAGGGGGTGGAGGCGCATCCGTTGAATCCAGGGCATCCGCACAAGGAACCGCTCAACAGCAAATGCCGAAAGAACCGCAGGTCCTGGAGGTGTACATCGGCGGTAAATACGTCGGCCGAGCGATCAACGACGCACTCGATGATTACCAGGACCAGAAGACGCCAGGCCGGAAACGAACGGAAGTCAGATAATGGCAAAGCCAAGTATTTCAACGCAGATCACCATTGATTCAACAAATAAATATCTGGACGTGACCAGCGGCGCCGGTGGTGACGAGACGGTGACTCTCACCGAGCAGGATTACGATGACATGGTGGCTCTATGTTCCGCGATCCAGACCGGACTGCAGGCTCTTGGTGGGACCTGGGCCAGCGCTACCTGTGCGGTGAGCTATACGACCACGCCGGTCGGCAAGGTGGTGATCGATTCTCAACAGGCCGGGGATACATGCGGGCTTGAATGGGCGACGGGCACGAATGCGGCGAACACCGTGGGAGATATTCTCGGCTTCGACACGTCGGCTGATGACACTGGGGCGTATTCGTACACATCTGACTATCAACATCAGTACGGATGGTATGCGACCCGGGCGCCGGTCCGGTATTCAAAAGAAGATCCGATCCAGATCGGCGGAGATCTCCGAATCCCTCTTTCCGGCAAGTCGGCAAAGATCGTACACGTCGGATACCAACACCGATACAAGGTCGAGCTGGCACTTATCCTCCCCGAGTGCATGTATTCCGACGAGGCCACCGATAGCAACACCAACCGGGATCTGGAAACCGAGTGGCAGCGCATGGCGCAAGGACAGTGGTTCCGATGGCGGGAAGATCAGACGGTGGAGGGAACAAGCACGGACTTCTACCTGATCGAACCCCGGGATTGGGGCCGGGCGGTCACCCGGCCGCACATTGACTACGAGGCCTACAACATAGCCATGACCTTCAGCAAGAAGGAATCGTGACGTGCCGACTTCTGATTTCCAGGCCACAACCAGTGCTGATGATATCAAGGCGCAGTGGTGGATCGAGATAGAGGGCATACGCCGGCGATACGGGACCGTCTCGCCGTCATGGGCTCCGACTTCAGATACTGGGACGAACAGGATCATCCGCGATTGGTTCACCGATTTGCCGGAGATCAAGGGTCAACGGGCCGAGCCGCTGGACGGCACGACCGAACCGCACGAGTTCACGGTCAAGATCGTGGACATCGACGACGAGCTGACGGCGCTCTTCTCTGTTCACGATGCTACCAGTCGGAATGAGACAACTCTTGCATCGGCGGTGTCGGAAGGGGATGGAACTATCACCGTCGATGATGGAAGCGTGTTTTCGAATAACACGGACATCTACATCAATCGGGAGACGATGAGAATCACCGGGATTGCCGGGAATGTTTTGACTGTCTCGCGCGGGATGTATGGATCGACAGATTCAGACCATCCTCTCACCGACTCACAGGGGAATACGATCACAGTTGCCGTGACCAACGAACCAACATTCATGCACACGCGAGAGATAATCCTTTGCGAGAACAGGACTGGCCTTGATGAAGCAGATGCGATCAAGACTCGCGGGTATCTCAGTAGCATAGTCGAAGACAACGGCATATGGGAATTGACCGCATCCGGTTACCTGCGCCGACTCTCCTGCAGGATCGGGGAGACTCTGGCACAAACGGAACTTGAAACCGCGCTCTGGGGAGGCGACAACCCGGACGGAGAAGATTCAATCATTGCCCGGGCAGGAATGACTACATGGTGTCTTGACATAGCAGACATCAGCAAGTTCCAATCCAGCGGGCATGTCATAGTTGATAATGAGATTATCAAATATGCCGCCAAGGCAACCGGGTTGCTGAAATTGGTTGATAGTTCCGATCATGTCCAGGAAGAAGCGTTGTTTTGGTCGGCTGGGCGGGGTGTTTTTTCTGGCGTGATTTTTGGTCCAACAAAGGGCATGCGTGAAATCCACGAGATCTGGTATGATCGCAATGACAACGAGATGATCGATGTTCAGTATGTGCCCGCATTGATGGAATCTCATGATGTGGGCGCGCAGGTCCGCGAGGTGATTCACTCGGATTCTTTTACGGCTGGAACAGCTCCTGCCGCAGTGATCCTAACGCTGCTGACATCCCAAGAGGGAGACTCCTCAAACGGCTCATACGACGTATTACCCGAGGGATGGGGAGCCGGGATAGACCAGGCAAGAATTGATGTAACCGGAATCGAGAACACCTGTGCATTTCTTGACTCGCTGGATTTGGCACCATTCTGCATCCCGGAGCCGGTGGACTGCAAAGAATGGCTGGAGGAAAACGTTCTGCGTCCCTGCCTTCTGTTCTTTGTTGAGGATTTCGACGGCAAGATAACTGTCAAGCGCTTGTATTCCAAAAGCGAGGCGATCAAGTACACGACTCCGACATCGATCACCGAAGATGAACTGCTGGAGATCCCGCATTTGTCTCTGGATAAGATGCCAATCGGAGAGTTCACAATCAATGTGAACTGGGATCCGGGCAATGATAAGTTCTGGGGCAAGGTCAACGTCTACCTCGGAGATGCCACCGAGAAGTATCTCGGGACCGCGCGCAACTTCGAGATTGATTGCAAGACAATATATGACTGGCGCATGACCGGGGGGGCAAGTCGACGCAGCACCAGCCAGGGGGACCTTCCGGTTCTCATGGATTCATATCTCCAGCCCATCTGGCAGAACTTCGCGCAGAATCCGAATCCGGAGATTGAAATAGAAGTCCCATACAATCTGATGATCGATGTCGGGGTGGGCCAGGTGATCCAGGTGACGTGTTCGGTCACGCCAGATTTGAAAAACTCCGACCGTGGATTGATCGCAGAATATTTTCAGATCGTGGAAACGATGCCTCAGCCGGATAAATCATCCATAAAGTGCGTGGCATGGATGATTGGGATCAACGAGGCCGACACCAGAGCGCTTGCCCCAAGCCTAAAAGTCACGAGCTACCAAGCTTCCGGCGGAAATGGTGACCCGAGGATCAACGTCGAAGATTCCGAGTTCGCGGATGGGGATATCTATACGTATGATGTTGATGCTTTCTCCGTCGGTGATAAAGTGATCCTCGTTGATGCTCAATACATTGCTCTATCGGGTTCCGGTGTTCCGGAGGTCGCGGAAATCAAGGCCATCGGAAGCGGTGCAGGTGCGTGTTGGATTGATCTGAACGCTGCTCCTACGGATACACCGAGTTCCGGCGATTATGTCGATACGGCATCGTATGACTCATGCGTATCCGCGCAGAAAGCAGATTGGGCATTCTTGGCCGACGCCACGCCGACGCTTGGAACGGCTGGTGATGATCCACACAAGAGGGATAGATGACCACGATCAACTGGCGATACTACAACGAGCCCGGAGACTATGCGATCAAGCTCGGGCGCATGGCGTCGGGCGGTTACGATACCAATCTCGTGCGGTCCATCGCTGCGTGTTACGCTCAGTGTAGACGCAATGTCATCTGTGCAATGTACAATCTTGAGACTCAGAGTCTAGATATTCCCGGGGCCGATGAAGACAACTGGTTTCGGTGGGCCGATCCGGTGATCGGCGGCAGAATCAATCGACCGGGAAATCTGAAAGTTTTTTTGCACTGCTATAGCTCCAGCGAGGCCGTGGGTAATGAGATCCTGTGCGAAGCCCGGGCGGGGAGCGATTATAACTATAGGGAGATCCAAAACAGCAGCCTTGGTTGGAGACAGCCGATCAACGTGACATTGAGCGGCCCGGCGATATGCATCCCCCGTGAACGCATGGTTATCTCAATCAAGACACTCGGAACCAATACGCTGCATATAAGCGGGATCTCTTGCTACCAACCCGCAGACACATCAGCGCCAACATTTATTGATCTGGACGATGCCAACTGCTATCTCGGAACTGCCGACTATCCAGACTCGGTGCGGGTAATGGAGCTTTTGAAGGACAACTGCCTTGCCGTCAGAGGATACAAGATCCCAAAGGCGAACGTTTGGACTCAGTGGTTTCTGGCTTGGCACAAGACCGGAACATCGTATGGGGCGAGCAACAAGGACCTTGGATCGTATCGATTTCCGAAGCGGGCCGGGGTGTCGGAAATCAAATGCCATTACCTTGCATGGGAAAGCGGCGTAGGGGATGGCACCGTGCGATGTGAGATAGCAGATCCAGATGGTGTGCTGGATAATGCCATCGGTGGCGGGGCTGCACAAGAGAACTCTTTTTCAAGCGGATCGTTGGCGTGGCAATCGGAAACCTGGACTTTTTCAGGGACGGACATAATCAATGAAAGGGAACTCGAATTGAAGATCGACGCCAAGCACGCTGACGCCAGCGGGCAGGTGTTCGTGCCGGGTGTCTATCTGGTAGAGACAGCTCCATCGTCTTCGATTACACACACGGTTCCCGATCCTATCAATGTCAGGATGCACTCGAACATCAAGGCGGCGATAGAACACGATAACATGAGGACCACGTTGAATCATCTTTATTATCAGGGAGGAAAGCAGATCCTGGTTGCTGATTGGAGATTCGGAGAATCCGCCAGCTACAATGGGCAGTTTCATTGCATTGATTCCGGGTGGACAAGCGGCATGGGAGATCCAGCGCAGAACATCGGGGGATCGGATAACAACGTTGTTTCGCGAGCGATCCTGTACTCGTCCACCAGCGCAAAGCGCGTTAGATCATATATGGAATACTCAACCGATGCGACATCAAGCGCTACGAAAACGATCCAGTCATCACTGAGCGATACCGCCTCGCGTGGGGTGGGCGATTACTACGAAGCAGATCCGAGATACGATGGGTCAACCAACAATCTGCACAACACCAACGCTGAGATTGATGGTAATAAGATGCGAGTCATTGAGCAGAGTGCACTGAGCATTCGTTCCGCCGATTGGGAAGAGCATTACGACGGAGCAAACGAACCGCCGCAAATATTCTTGATGTGTGCGGGTGCGGCGAATGGATACATCATCCCATACCAGTATTCATGTGAGGAGATGGAACTCTTGCCAAGTGAGTTTCCATAAATGGCGATCCGGGGGGTTGCCTTCGCAACCCCTCCGCGAGGGCGCCCCCTGGATTCGCTGGAGTGATAATGGGTAATTTATCCGAGAACTTTGATCGTGAGGAATTCCGCTGCAACTGTGGTTGCGGAAAGGTGGTGGTTTCGGTGCGCTTGGTGATGGCTCTGCAATCTCTCAGGGATCGTGTCAAGAGTCCTATTCACATCACGAGTGGGTATCGATGCACCGAGCATAACCGGAAGGTGGGTGGTGTGCGCAATTCCAGGCATCTCTCGGGCGAAGCGGCGGACATCGTGATCGAAGGGATGGGGCCCCGGGAGATGTACAGCCACGCGCTGGCGATTCAGGAGTTTCGGAACGGAGGAATTGGGATCTATGTTGATCGCGGATTCGTTCATGTGGATATTCGAGACAAAGCAGCTCGCTGGGCAGAGATCGGCGGGCGTAAGGTTTCGTACTTCGACTACGCAAAATGGGAGGAAAAGAAAAATGGGAAAGTATTTCAGTCGTGAGTTTCTTCTGGCCGTTGCTCTGATGGTGGTTGCAACGGTGGCTCTGTTCACCATGCCGAAGGTTAGCTTCGTCGAATGGGCCGCTGCAGTCGGCGGGTTCGTGGCGATCTACACCGGCGGAAAGACAGTCCAGAAGATCAAGGGCACTCAGTGAGTGGGATCAGACCGCGACAGTTTCTTGACCGTAGTTTGCTGCGCAGCTTGCGGAGCTCTTGTGCGGCCGGGAAAGAAATGCTCCTGCGGATATGTGACCGTCTGGTGCCCGACGTGCGAAGAGAGACGCACATCTATGATCTGCCGTATCTGTGGGCACTACTGCTCGACGAAGATCCCGAGAGGAAAAGATAATGGCTCACGAATGGCTGACTGACTCAATGGGAAACGCGCTCTGGCACGCGCAGACGTTCGGGCGCGAGATCGTCTTCGTGGATGAGATCCAGAAGGAGTTCGAGATGACCTGGCTGAAAAAAGCATGGCGCAAGATCCGATCAGTGAGGGCCTGGTGGCTGATCGTCCCGCTGCTTGGCGCCAGCGCGCTGGTGGTGATCCGCAGACTGTTCCGGCCGCGTCCCCGAGCCCGGGTTCCGGTGATCAGCGAGGACCGGGCGGAGGCCGAGCGGGAGCGGGTACGGGATCACGCCGACGCCCGCCGGGAGGAGATCGAGCGGACGGCGGACGACTGGCGACGGAGGCTCGACGAGTGACCAGGCGGGGAAACCTCAACGCAACCTCCAAGGAGGCGACGTGTGGATCCTGCACCCCCCGCCCCGCTTTTCCCCCGCCGGCGAGGCGGGGGGATCTTGACATGGGGGATGGGGCGTGATACGGAGACGACATGACCCCATACGAGATGTGGAGATCGAAAGAAACGCCCAAAAAACTCAGCCGGAAATACGCCATCCGGATGAAATGCCGCGAGTGTACGGGCGACCAGCAGATCGAGATCCGGGAGTGCCCCGTCTGGTCCTGCCCCCTGTGGCCCTATCGACTGGGACGAGTACTAGATCCGCCCCCGGCGTGGTCCCCAGAATGAAATCTGAGCCCGAAACACCCCCCAAAATGCGTCGATTCCGCGACGCGCTCGCGAAATACGTCCTCGGGTATACCCTGATTGCGCTGGTGGCCTGTAGTGGCCCGAGAGCGCAGATCCCCGATCCGGCCCCCGACCAGGCCCAGGTGGACGATCTCATGGAGCGATACGAGGCCCACCGGGAGGCCGTGGAGCCTGTACCCCTCCCAGAGCACCGGGAGGCCCTCGGGGTGGTGGTAGACCTCTGGGAGGCCTGGCAGCTCTGCCGGGTAGACCTGGAGGAGACGGAGGCCCTGGGGCTCGTGGATGCGCGTCTGGCGGCCAGCCGACAGGCGGCGGCGGAGGCCGAGCGGGACCGGGCTCGGCGGGATCGGTGGCTCTGGGGGGCTGTGGGGGTGGCCCTCGGGGTGGCCCTGGGGCTCGTGGCAGGGATTTCCTTGTGATATTATGCGATTAGGTGACGCATTTAGATGCCGCCAGAGGCCACGGAGCGGGTAGGCCCTACCTCTGATATGGGGAGAGGTCGCCGGCGGCCTTGTGGTGCTTGTGAGACGTATGTACTATTTTCGTACTATGGCCGTTATTTGCGTAGTGTAACCTATTGATTTCATTACGACCTATGCAAGATTGTAATACTTGTGTCATACCGGACACGTCAGAAATCTGACTACCCCTAGCAATTTCATACACTTAGAGCGTACTACACTTGGCATACGGATTGCAAGAGTAATAGGCATGAACGCAACGCGAACCAAAACGGAGGAGAAAATGAACCGCGAAATCCCCGAGGGAATGCTGGACGGCGAGATTATCACGGAGGACAACGCCGAGATCAACAACCCGGAGATCGTCCCCTGCCCGAACTGTGGACGGCCGACGCACCGCACCTGCCTGATGAACGGCGGGACCTGTTGCTCTGCGTGCTACGATTCGATGGACGAGGAATATTAAGCGGCTGGGGCCGCACACAGACCAGAGAGGAGATAGGTTATGAAAATGCTAGACGCCATGAAAGCCGATATCCCCGAGGCCGACCTCGCCGAACACGCGAAGTTGATTGACGCCATCGACTGCGCCCATGACTGCCATGATGGAGTAGCCGAGGCCGAGCAGGAGCTGGCCGAGTACCTGGCCAAACACCCTGAAATCACAGACTACTACCGGGCGGTCAGGCAGTATCACCGCACCCAGAGTGCGATTGCCGAAATTAGCGGCGCAAACATCTTTGCGCCGTTCGCGGGTTGACCAAAACTACGGGAGATAGGTTATGAAAATCACGACGCTAGACGATGCCAGGACCTACGTAGGCAATACCGGCCCGGGACAGTGGGACGAGGACGCATGGGGCGGGACGGCGAGTGCGGCCGGGTGGGCCGAGTGGATTTTCCGCCACCGGGACCACCTGGACGGCGAGGAGGATTTTCAGTGTGCCCTCCGTGAGTACCTGGAGAGCGAGAGCGAGAATCCAGCGGACTACAACGTGTAACCCCCTCGCGGGCGGGTCCGACTCCCGCCCCGAGTTATGCGCCCCGGCGGGCGCGAGGGAGGTGTGAGCATGCCCCGTAAACTCATATCAATTCGACTCGACTTGGCGGATCTGGCTTGGCTCAATCGGGATCGCACAGTGAGCAGATCGGAGCGCCTCCGCCGCGACCTGGAGGAGCTGCGCCGACTGCGGCACATCGCCGTGCATCAGCCTCACATGCCGATCAGCGAGGCTGTCAGCATCGCGAATCTGGAGGCGGTGAAAAATTCTTGACACGTCAGACTGGGATGATATTATCGGACCATGCGACGGGGAAAACTTGAAACCGAAACCGATCGATAGGCAACCAGGGCGCGGGGCCGCACGATAATCCCCCCCCCGTCGCACGGTCCCGGCCCTGGGAGCCATTTAAAAACGGATCAGGCCCCGTCGCGCTGCCCCGCGCTCCTCGAGGCCATGGCGAAGGGAGACGAGATGGAAGACAAAAAAACCATAGATCTGGCAGAACGGGGAAAATCCACACTGATCAAGCCGTTGGTCAGCCCGCAGGATCTGATCGAACACCACAAGGAAATCACCAACCTGATCGGCAAGGCGCTCAAGAAGGGGCAGGACTACGGAGTGATCCCGGGGTCCGGCACGAAGCCGACCCTATTGAAACCGGGAGCCGAACGGATCGCAATCGCGTTCGGCGTGGCGCCGCTCTACTCGATCATTGAGACGGAGGTAGACCACCATCGGGAAGTCGAGTGGAAGAAGCGCAAGAAAAAATGGCGCAATGCCCACCAGGGGGATCGCCATTTCGATTGGGTGGAAACCACAGGCACCGCAAGGGGGATCTACCGCTACGTGGTTCGGTGCGACCTGCAGCACCAGGTCACCAACAAAGTGATCGGCTCGGGGATCGGCACATGCTCGTCTATGGAGAGCAAATACATCGACCGGCCACGCGACACGGAGAACACCATTGCCAAGATGGCGCAGAAGCGGGCGCTTGTAGCGGCCGTGCTCAGCACCTTCGGACTATCGGACAGATTCACCCAAGATTTGGAGGACATCCAGGACAACGGGGAGAAGTTCTCCCCCCAGCAGAAAGCCGACGCCGAATCATCCCCCGCCGCGCAGCTCTGGGCGAAGAAGGCTAAGCCCCGGGGGGTGCCGGCCGAGGAGTGGAAGGCCTGGTGTCAGGAGATCGGGATCAAGCGCGACCTCCGCAGTCAGAGCGCTCAGCACATGGCCGACCTTGAGGCCCGGGTTGACGAGTGGATCTCCGCTGCCGCTGAGAGCGCAGAGGCCACCGAGGCCCAGGACGCTGCCGAGGACCCCAAGCTCTTCGTCGATGACGAGATGATCGCCTGGCTCCGCTCCACTGCCGACGCTTCGTCCCTGGACATCGACGGGGCCCGGGGCCTGATCGCATTCGCGAAAAGTGTGACTGGAAACAAGTCCCTGAAGTCTTTGAAGCATTTGACAAGGGATGAGTTCGACGTTGTCATGGAGGCTATCAACAACCAGAGCGCGGAAAGGAGTGCCGAATGATACGAGAAAATAACGACATCGAAGATTGGCCGCCCAAACACCTGCGAGTGCCCGAGGACTACCGCGACTCAGACCGGGGATACCGGGGATCTTGGCTGAAGGTTCAGAAGGAGAAGAAAGTTGATCGGGGACGTCTTTTCGCAATTTGTCCTAGGTGCCGCAGCAATCGTGATCATGGGACAGAAATCCCTTGACAACCTTCTTCGGTGGGATCTTACTCCGTGAAAAGCAAGCCGGGGGCGGCGCGCCCACCCGCCGCAACCCCGGCACTTTGGAGTTGAGATGATCCGACTTCTTTTGATCCTGATGTTGGTAGCTGGTTGCAGTACTACTCCAAGCAACCCAGCTGATGATCTGCGAGCGTGCATCAATGAGTGTTTCCCGGATGATGATGGGTGCATTAACGGATGTCGTCATGGGTGTTATTACGACTGCATCGGGGATGAGTGCATCGACCGTCTGACCTGCGAGCGGTGGTGTAAAGCTGACTGTGGGGATGATGCGGATTGCGCTGCAGCTTGCTGGGATAGGTGCCCGATCCCCGACCCGGAGATATGCACCGAGGAGCTCTATGCCAGGTGTGACGAGATGTGTTTTTTGCCTTGACAACGATATAGGATAGGCATCATGGCTCAAGCTGAAGGTTGGGTTATTAAAGCAAAGCTCGTCCGATCAAAGAAGTTCAATGCGCTGAATGGAGACGATTTCACACAGAAGATCTACTGCCTCATGTTGGCGTGCAAGGACTCATACGGCATGATGCCCGCAGACCCCTTTTCACTGAAGGGCGCACTTGGCCCACTGGACAAGACCAAGACCCCCCAGAGGTTCAAGGCGGCGGTGGATAAATTGGCCAGCGTAGGACTCGTCTACCAATGGGATCACCAGGGAGATCCCTGGCTATACATGATGGGTCACGACGAGGAGAACCGAACCAATCGACGAGCCAAAGATCCCCTTGTCCCCAGGCCGGATATAGACCATATGTGGCTGAAAACAAACAAAGTCTGGACTAACTCCGGACTAACTCCGGAGTCAGTCGGGAGTAACTCCAACGGCAGTCCGGACTTTGTTTCGCACCCTCCCGCGCGCGCGGGATCTGGAAAGGGGAAAGGGAAAGGGGATCTGGATCAGGAAAAGGAAGATGGTCAGTTTGACATTTTCTGGAAAGCCTACCCCAAGAAAATCGGAAAAGGCGCAGCTCGGAAGTCATGGGAGAAGATCAAGCCCTCAGTGGATCTCTTGGGAGAGATCCTGACAGCCATTGATCGGCAAAAGCGTTCCCCTCAATGGCAAAAGGAGCGTGGACAATTCATCCCTAATCCGGCCACCTGGTTGAATCAAGAGCGGTGGTCTGATAGTGTCAATGTGGAAATCAACCAGAAATGGGATCTATAATGCTTGATAGAATCAACGCAGAGATTGCCAAGCGGGAGCGTTCGATACTGGGCGCCGCGCTTGATGATTACCAGCACGCGGTGCTCGGGACCGACACGTCCCCGGACGACTTCTCGGATGGGTTGCGTTCAAAGCTCTGGGAATGGGTCAAGCGGCAGGCAGAAGCCGGAGAGATCCACGATGCTACTCTTGCGCGCATGAACCTACATATCCCCCCAAACACCGTGAAGGAGATCGAGAAACACTGGGTGCCTCCGAGTTCGATTCAGGCAGTGACGGATCAACTCAGGAAGTACAAGCGGATCAAGCGATGGGTTCTGTTGCTCCACGACTCGGCGCGAAGCATGGCGGAGAAGGGGAACGTTGACGAGATACTTGGGGAGATCCACAAGGCGCAATCGGCCGAGGACCTGGCCGGCGCGTTGCGACCCAACAGAGATGTGCTGACGGAAGCCCACAAGCAGACAATCGACGTTCAAGAGGGGAATCGGATCGGCTACCTACCCACCGGACATACCGAGTTGAACATACACGCCCCGGCCCCAGGGGAAGTTCTGGTGATCGGCGCCGAATCGAGCATGGGCAAATCCCTGCTGGCATCCACGATTGCCGAGTACATGACCTCGATGGACAAGCCGATTCCCACCCTTTTTGTTTCTCTGGAGATGTCCGAAGAAGAGATCACAATCCGCAAGTTTGCTCACGCCGCTCGGGTGAGCTCCGGGGCTTTTCGCAACCCAGGTGCATTACAGTCAGAACATTACGACTCAATCGGAGCGTACATCGACAACCACAAAAACAACCCCCTATACTGGCAGCGTATAGATACCCCGGAAAATCTGGTCAACACCGTGGCGCGACTCACCCGGCAGCACGGAATCAAAGCTGTGTTCATCGACTACTTGCAAAATATGAACTTCGGTGCGGGCGAGCGGTACGACTTGAAGATCGCCGGGGCAATGCGGATGTTCTACTACACATCCAAGAAATACGGCGTGACTTTCTACGTGCTGTCACAGATCCGTAAACCACCACCGGGCGCGAGTGATCAGAAGGCACCGAAGCTTGCTGACCTCAAGGAGTCGGGGGCAATCAGGCAAGTGGCGGATCATATCTGGCTGCTTTTTCGTCCGGGCTATACGGATCAAAACTCAGACGACGATAGAATCATCGTGAAGATCGCGAAGAACCGGAACGGTCCCACGGGGAACGAAATAAAACTGAACTTCAAGAACGGTCGATTAACGGATTGGAGCTAGTGATGCACTTGAGCGACGCAACCAACTCACTAAAGTATGACGATCTATCCAAAACGGCTTTTAAGATAGCCGACGCAATGATTAAGGCCTGCGGAACGGAGGGAAGCAAATGAAGATCGAGAAACTCACAGCCACGCAAGAAAAACAGTTGCAGGAATTCCGAAAGGAATGGTTTGAAATTGGATCTTGTACAGATCCGGCAGACAGACCTCGTGCTGAGAAGGCAATTCGCGAAATGTACAAACGGCTCGATAAAGATCCGCCAAAATTTGTTTGGGTGCAATCACCAGCGACTGCTATTTTATGTTGTGGGATGCTGGGAAAATTAACGGAAGATAACATGCAGAGCCTGAGGCAGAGCCTGGAGCATAGCCTGGAGCATAGCCTGGAGCATAGCCTGGAGCATAGCCTGGAGCTGAGCCTGTGGCAGAGCCTGGAGCTGAGCCTGTGGCAGAGCCTGGAGCTGAGCCTGAGGCTGAGGCTGAGCCTGGGGGATCTTGCACAAGAGTTTTTGGGCAGGGAATGGTGGGGACAGCATGAGGCGTATTGGGTTGCGTTTTATAGATTCCCAGAGCAGTATTTAGGGGTGAAATATGAGCGATCCGCAGATTTGAAATTATGGGAAGAGATCGCAAGATCGTGTTGTTGGTGGTGGCCGTTTGAGAATGTTTGTATTGTCTCGGATCGCCCTGAGATCGTGAAGTGGGAAACCGATCAGGAAAGGCCGCGTTTGCATTGTGAGAATGGGCCTGCTTTGAAATTCCGAGACAGTTGGGCATTGTGGTGCTGGCATGGCTTGAGAGTAACACAAGAGATCATTGAGCAGCCCGAGACGATCACGATAGAGCAAATTGACAACGAAGAGAATGCAGAGATCCGGCGAGTCATGGTAGAGCGGTATGGTCTTGAAAAATTCGTCAAGGACAGCAATGCGACAGTAATTGACAATAGCGATTTCGGCACACTCTATCACCGAGAAATGAAAAGCGATGAGCCAATTGTAACCGTGAAGGTGCGGGATTCTTCTACTGATAGAATTTATTTTCTTCGCGTCCCGCCAGACATGAAAACCGCACAGCAAGCAATTGCCTGGACGTTTTCTTTACCCGAGAGCATAGAGTATAAACCAGTTGTAGAAACCTAGGAGGTAAGCCATGTACAGACAGGGAGACGTGTTGATCATTCCGGTGAACGAAATACCGGAGGAAGTAGAAGCAGTCAAGCGTGAGAATGGTCGCCTGATTCTGGCAGAAGGGGAGGCTACCGGCCACGCTCACGCGATAGCTTCACAGCATGCCAGGATGTACGCAGCGGGGATTGGAATGTTTTTGGTGCTGAAGAAAGCGGCGGAGCTTCTGCACGAGGAACACGGCAAGATTGATCTTCCCCCCGGAAATTACCAGGTGATTCGGCAGCGCGAGTATGACCCGGTAAGGGAACGGTTGGTCAGAGATTGAGGCCAAGACGGAATGACCCGTGAGGTAGAAACAAACGGAGCTGCAAACCAGGTGATTATCAGCAGGCAGCTTTCGGAATACATACACGAGAAGTACGCTGGAGATCAGGAGTTGATCGGAATGGTGGAGGACTTGGGCGAAGCGGCTCGGCGGCTTTATGCTTGGCTGAGATTCCTCCAGGAGTGCAAGCAGCAAGTAAAGATCAGCTACACCGAATATGTGAGTGTTGTCTACAAGGAGGAAAAGTGATCGTTATCGTTTTGGAGGCTGCTCTTGGAGGGCCAGAAGACTGCGGGTGCCCGATGGTAGCCCAAGCAACGCCTCGGGTTTCAAACCCCCCGCTGCCCTGCTACGTGGCCGCAGTAATCGTCGGCGTCCGCATGGACGGGAATGCAGGGAGCCTCCATTTTTTTTCTGGCGGGGAAAAATGAAAGTCTACGACAGGTCAACAGACGAGGACAAGCGCAGACAGCGCAGGGGTAGACGTTCAAAGGACAAGGGCGGGCGTTTTGAAAAGGAAGTGGAGAAAGCGATCAACCATGCTTTCAACGACGAAGGAACGGCGCGGCGTGGATTCAAATCTGATATTGACGTTGAAGTGCTAGACTCTGAGGGGCGGCTGGCATTCAACATCGAGTGCAAGTGTGGCAAGCGAGTCAATATCCGCAAGGCATTCCGGCAAGCGCAGGAAAAGCGGCGAGCTGCTTCTATCCCTATCGGAGTCTGGAAAGACGACGGAGCACCAAACGATCTGTATGCGGTGATTGACATAGATCTGTTGATCGAATTCATGCGGCTTTATCTGAGGGAAAACAAATGACTTGGGAACCTAACGACAACGGATTACTTATCGGCGGAATTCTTTTCTGGACCGTAACTCTGATCGCAATACTGGCGATCTTGCTGATGGATTGAGGAATGGCAAAACAAATTCGCCAACTGGAAGCACTACTCCAAGAGGAACAAAAGACCATCCAGGTGATCGAGCAGATCGCCATTGAGCACGGATACGAACCCGACAAGCAACCGCTCGACGCCTGGTTGAATGATCGTCTCTCCATGCTGGAAGGTCTTGGAGACAACGCAGAAGAGTCACGGACAGAGGGAAATGTTTTGAAATCGCGCTACTGTGGACACGACCCGCAATAATGAGAGCTAGAGGGAGGAGGAAGAATGATCGAGAAGAAAAGCGCAGGTAAGAGGGAGAAGAAACGATATGTGATGATCTTGGATTTCCACCGAGGTATTTATTTCGGAAAGCTCGTTGCCACGCGCAATAACGAGCGGACGGTGGACGTTGAGGAGGGGCGGCACTGCTTCAGATATGGGGTTGCGGAAGCGGGACATCGAGGAGTCTACGGTCTTGCGATTGTCGGACCGGCCGCTGGGGCGAAGATCGGCCCTGCCGTAAAAATGACGATCCACGACGTGGCGAAGATCGTAGAATGCACTCCAGAGGCGGTGGAGCGATGGAAAAAGATCATTTGGTAGGCTTTGAACACGGCTCCGGCGACGGTGACGGCTCCGGCTACGGCTCCGGCGACGGCTACGGCGACGGCTACGGCTATGGCTACGGCGACGGCTCAGGCGACGGCGACGGTGACGGCTACGGCGACGGCTACGGCGACGGCTACGGCGACGGCTCCGGCTACGGCTCCGGCTCCGGCGACGGTGACGGCTCCGGCTCCGGCGACGGCGACGGCTCCGGCTCCGGCGACGGCGACGGCGACGGTGACGGCTCCGGCTACGGCTACGGCGACGGCGACGGTGACGGCTCCGGCGACGGCTACGGCGACGGCTACGGCGACGGCAACGGCCTGGTTTTTGTCTCGCACGACACCCCCATTCTGGCCTGGTGGAGGATGGGGGATAGGCTCCACCTCGGCCAACCACTCGACACACGGAATGGCTCTGTCCACGAGTGGCCTTATTTGCCCAAGCTGTGCGCACATGGGTTGCATGCTTGTCTTGACAGGGACGACACAGTCAGATGGAGCAAAGGATCTCTGTGTCGCGTCGCGTGCTCCGGGTGGGTGAGATTCCAGCTAGATAAATTCGTTTGCACTCGGCGGGTAATAGTCGAGGAGGTCACATGCCAACCAGATCCACACGAGCCGAGCAGTTGATCACGCTGCTCAAGAAAGGCGATCAGGAAATGGACCATCTCGCCGAGGTATTCGGCGTGAAGCGGGAGACGATCAGCTCCTACGTCACCCAGGCGCGGCGGCTGCTGGCGGGAAGGGGAACAATCTACACCCATCTGTCCAGCGATGGTGTGGTGAGCTGGTGCTGGTATTCGCTGCGGGAGAAAAAGGGACAGGGGGAACTCGGGCTGAGGGAGGAGTGATTTGAATGTCGGATCGCTGTTCACGGGAATCGGCGGATTCGGCTTAGAATTCAGGGAGGCTAGATGATCGGGAAATGCACATTGAGGCAGGTGGAGAGTTGGAAGCCTTGCGGTTTTGTTGATCCAGAAAAGGGGTTATACACCCACGACTACCTGAAACAGCTTTTCGGTCGCAAGAAGTTCTACACGACTCTTGAGATCCTGAAGGCCGAGGGGCGCTTGCGGAAAGTTCCAATCAAAGATCGTTTTTGGCTAGTGTTCCGGCCGGAGATGATAGCCAAGGGGCACGTCGTTGAGTTTGCGAATCGTTGCGCGGACAGGGCTGTCAAGAAATACGCTTTGAATTGCGGAGTGCCCGAGGTCGAGAAATGGGCGCGGAAATGGTTGTCTGGCGAAGATCGCACAGCGAGGTCGGCGAGGTTGGTGAGGTCGGCGGCGGATGCGGCGGCGGATGCGGCGGCGGATGCGGCGGCGGATGCGGAGGCGGCGGCGGCGTGGTTGGCGGCGGCGGCGGCGGATGCGGCGGCGGCGGC